CTTTCGAAGAACTCGTCCACGACGCGGAGGTTCAGGCGGTACTCGCCGCCCCACTCCTCGCGCAACTCGTCCACGTTGTCCTTCTTGNACTGGGCGTCGGCGTTCTGCACCTGCTCGACCTGTTGGGCCTGCAGATCGCCGTACCACTTCAGCGCGGACTTCACGGCGGCCGGCGTCATGTTCGCCTCGTGCGCGGCCTTGGCGAAGGAGTCGATCAGGGGCTTGTCGGCCTCGCCCCAGACGTGGCCTTCGGCAATGGTCACGTCGTACTTGTCGGGCGACTCGGGGATACCGTTGTCGGCCCGCCATGCGGCAAGCTGCTCCGGCGTCGCGTTCTCCGGCAGAGCCGACTTGAGTTGCCCGCTGCTGATCTTGGCCTGAGCGGCGAAAAGGGCGCTGGCCAGATCCTTGGGCGAGCCGTAGCGCTCCAGGCGCTTCAGGGCCTTCTCGTCTTCGCCAGCCAGGTTCTTGCGCCAGTCTTCGGGCCAGTAGCCCTTGGCGTCGCCTTCCTGCTGGCCTTCGCCGCCCTGCTGCTGGTTGCCCTGCCCTTGGGCGCCCTTGTTGCCTTCAGAGCCGCCCTGAGACTGGCCCTGCTGGTCCCCGGCGCCGCCGGAACCCTGCTGCTGGCCGTCACCGGCGCCCTGCTGACCCTGCGCTCCGTTGGCGCCACTGTTCTGCTGCTGGCCGTCGCCGCCGGAAGCGTTGCCGCTCCCGCCGTCATTCTGGTTGTCTGACATAGCGTTCAGTTTCCTTACTTGTTGCGCTGCTCTCTCAGCAGCAGGTCGCGAGTGCTGACTTGCAGCAACTCAACGATCTTGGTGCCCACGAAGCGGCGCCCCTCCATGAACGAGGTGGCGTCCGGCATTCCGGGCTGAAAGCTCTGGTCGTAGGTAGCGGCGGCTTGCTTGATGACGAAGTCGAGCGCGCGCTTTTGCTGGATGGCGTCGGCGGTGCCGGCCACGAGCGCCTGCAGGGCAGAGGCGTCGGCAACGTCCCAGTCGCAGCGGAAGTACGGCGGGGCCTTCTTGGTGACGGGCTGGGCGGACTTCATGCGCTCCCCGGCTCCTTCACGGTCTCTGTATGGTCCGCATGCACGGTGATTCTCCGACACCAGATACAGCCGGCTTTCTGAGCCCTCGACCGCGTCATCGCTCTGCAGCGCGCATCGCGGCGGCCCCTGACAGACGATAATCTCAGCAAGGTCTTCGTCGGCCATCACGCCATCCCGAAGCTGGGCGAGGCCTGAGCCGACGTTGCCGCCGCTTCCGCCCCGGTCTTGGCGATCTCCGTCCCGCGCTGCATCAACTCCAGAAGCTGCTGCTGCTGCTGCTGGGCCTGCTGGTTCGAGATCATCTTCTCCACCGTGGCCTCAGTGCGCAGCCATTCGGCCGGGGCGACGGCGTGCAGGACATCGCGGGTCGCCTTCTGGCCATCCATGATGAACGCCGTGGTTGGGTCGTTCGCCTGAGCCGCAGCGATGATCTGCTGGGCCTCAATGAACATACCGGCTTTCGCCTTCTCGGAGGCAGCCTTCAGCGGGCTCTCGAACTCGAACTGGCGTTCCATGCCCATCAGGGAGCGCGGCAGGGCGTTGCGCATCTCCGGGCTGTTGCGGAACAGAAGCTCGAACGTGTCGTCGCAGAGCCAGCCGTTGTAGTCCGTCTCGACCGGCTCGAAGAGCGGCAGGGCGTTGCGGATGTACTCCTGCACGCGCTGGGCGACTTCGTAAGCCGTCATATCGGGGCCGCCGACCGGGGGGAGGTCCAGCTTGGACAGGAAGACGGCGTCCTTCAGGCCCATGCGGATATCGCGCACCAACTCCAGCGCGAAGGCCAAGCCGGTCTTGTCCTGCGTGATCGGCCGCAGGGCTTCGCCCAGCTTCTCGTCGTACTCGTTGCTCACCCACGTCTGGCCGCCGGCATAGAGCGCCACGTCAGAGCGGATGGCATCCTCTGTCAGGACCACAGGCGGGTTGACCGCCTTCTCTCCCGCCTCCAGCAGCACCAGCGTCACGGCCTGCAGCAGGCGCGCGTCCGGGAGCGCCGCGACCATGGCGGCGGAATGGGCGTACTGCGAGCCGGAAACCGTCTGCCAGCGCGGGATGACGTAGCCCCGCGTCCACTGGCCGACGCATTCCATTTCGAAGTTGTCGTTGTCGACGTCGATATAGAGCGAGACCCACGGCTGCTTGATCTCCTTGCCGCCGGGCATCTCCCGGTAAAGGTCGGACGGGATCACGCAATGCCAGATGTTGACGTCGGCAAACGGCTCCTTCGCGATCTTCTCCTCGACCTTGCGGTGGATCTTCTTGAACATCCGCTTGAGGTGGAGGGCCGGTATCTTGTCCTTGCGGTAGATCGTGTCGATTTGGCCGGTCACGCCTTCCTTCCACGCCATGTCGCGGAGGTGGCGGTCGCGGTACAGCAGATGCGGGATGCTGCCGTCCTTGGGGCGGTAGAGGTCAAGCTGGGTGGCCGCCTGCCCGAAGGTCACGTAGTCATGGTCCGCCTCTCGCGCGGCCCGCACGAAGCCCGCGTTGCGGTCGTACATAGCGTTGCGCTGCAGGTCCGTTACCCAGTCGAGATATTGGCGGGCCTCGGTATCCTCCTTGTCCGGCCGGCTGGTGCGGTTCTTGAACCACGGCTTGGCAGTCGTGCGCAGCATCGACGAGAAGGTGTTGCCCAGGTCCCGGCGCGCAACGATCGGGAACGACGTCATCAGGTGGCCGGCAAGGTCGTCGCCCATGTTGCGGGTGACAGTGAAGTCGGCCCTTTCGGGGTAGAACTGATCAGCCAGCTCCTGAAAATACGACATCAGGCCCGGCCGGTCGTACAGCTTGTCGCCCTGCTTGCGAACCTCCTCGATGAGGCCCATGCGGGAGGTGGAATCGGTGGAGGCGTCGAGTGGCATGGACCTAACCGAGCGTATCGCCGTCGCCCAGCACGGTAGAAACCCGCGTGGTCGAGTTGGCGCGGGCGCGGGCGTTCTTCCTCGTCTGCTCGCGCTTCTGGGCTTCGGGGTCCGCCTGCGGCATGACCGGTGGCGCGGGAGGCGTCGGAGGCGCCTGCATCTGCGGCATGCTGGGGCGTCCGCCACCGAAAAGACTTCCCATGGCTATCTCCTTGTCCGTCGCGCCGCCTGATGGCCCAAGACCACCTGCGGGCGCTTTCCTGCCATGGCGGCAAACCCGCCTTGGATGTTTGCTTGCTTGAGACCAGCGCTCCACGACATGACGATGGCGTCGCCTTCGTTGGGAGAGCGGCCCAGCTTCTCGCAGACGTCTTCTTTATTGAGCGCCTTGATCGCCATGCCGCCGGACTGGCTCACGATCTCAAATGTGACTGCCGTCAGATCGGCGACGATGCCCTGACCGGGAGGGAGAGCGATTGGCGAGCCGCCGGGCTGATCCGGGTCCAGCGCCTCGCGGAAACGCCACAGGACTTCCGCGCGCTTGTTCTTGAACGTCAACTGCCGGTCTTTGGTACGGGCCGACGAGCCCGCCATGCCCTTGTGCCCTTCGACGTCGCACTTGTTCGTCTTCAGGTGCTCCAGGATGCCGCCACCGTACCCGCCACCGAGGTCAACAATGACCTTGGCCTCGTCCCGGCGGTGGCTGATCACGATGCCAGCCTGATAGGTGCCCAACCGATCCGGTGGAATGGACGCGCCCGGCGTCTCGATCAGGGGTGCAAACCACCCGTCGTGGCGTGGCGCAATCACCATGGGATCGTTGCCCCCACCCGAGGCGTCCACGCCCATTGCGCACATCGGCACCCCAGCCGGTGGCGTGGCCGTCCACCGCTTTTGCGCCGCCTTGATCCAAGCGGTTGGGATCATCTGGTCGGCTGCGTCCTGCACGCCAGCGCCGAAGTCGCCATAGAGAAGCTGCGAGCGCAGCGGCTCCGGCAGGGACTGCAGGGTCGCGCGATATTCAGGTGTGTCGCGGAACGGATTGTCCGTCAGGCTGGCAGGAATGAACGTATAGGACTTGGCGATGTACTGCTCGCCGTCGACCTCGTACTCGCCGGGGCCGTCGACCCACTCCATGTTGCTCTGGCCGTTGGACGTGACGTAGATCGCCCAGCGTAGTTCGCCCGGTCGCGCCCGATCCGGGAACGTGTCGTCCAGCCAAGGGGCAAACCACTTCAGGAGCCATTGCCCGTCAGACGAGCGCGGAGGATTTGAGCCGATGACGACGCGGGTCCGCTTGCCCGGCGGGGCGCGCAGCCATGCGATGATGGACGCTACCTGTGATTCAAGGAACTCGCCGCCCTCGTCGAAACCCATGTAATCGCGCTCGCGGCCGGCATGGCCAATCCACGAGTCCGGGTCCTTCATGCCCGCAAGCTTCAGGGTCTTGCCGCTGGGCCAAGTCCACTCGACGTCCGTCCCGTTGAACTGGGCGGACGCTCCGATGAGCTTCTTGCCCTCCTTTTCAAGGCCGTCCGTCTGCTTGCCTTCGCGCCGGAAGATGATGCCGGACTCGGCCTCGTTCACCCCCCAGCCCAACTCAAGCATGGTCTTGCCGCCGCCGGCCTGCCCGCCATAGAGCAGGACGTCGGCCGTCGAAAGGTATGCTTCCGTCTGCGGTCCGATATTCGGAATGAACCGCATGCCCTTGGTGCCCTTGCGCACCAAGTCTTCGGCCTTCTTGACCTCCTCCGGCGGAAGCGCCGAAAGGCTCGCGAGGATTTCTCCCAGCAAGCCCCCGGCCTCTGCTCCCGCCTGCAGGCTCATCAGACGTTGTCGCCGTCCGCCGCGCGGTTCATGGCGCAGAAAACGTAGTCGACTTCCATGGTGGCAGCGACCGTGCCGTCAGTGTTGGAGGCGTAGACCGCCGGGGTGAGATCGACGGCGGGCGTCACCGCGCCAGTCATGGCCGTGCCGACCTGACGGCCGTTGATGAAGAACGTCGNCACGCCGGCCGCCGTCACCTCGATACGGAGGGTCTGGTAGTCGTCGGCCACCGGGGCGTAGCCCGAGACAACCTGCGGCGTGGCGTCGACCGTGGCCGCGCTGCCGACCAGGTGCCACACCGTCGGGCTGGTGGCGAAGTTGGCGTCGAACACGAAACCTACGACGTCGTCGGCGCCCGTGGTGACACCGTCCAGCGTGCCGGAGGCAACGGCCGGCGCCTCGATCGTGATCAGGTCCGTAAAGCCCACGAACATATAGGTTTCAGTGATGCGGCTGATCTTGACGCGGGCCTGCATGACCAGATCGCCGTTGGCCGCCTGCCAATTGAGATAGCTGGTGACACCGGACAGATCGGGCAGAACCACATCGTTGCCGTCGTCGTTGCCCGTGGTGATGCGAAGAACGCCGCCGATCGCCGCCCGCGAGGACCGCCTGAGCGCCGTCCGTGTCCGTCTCGACCGCATTCCACTGGTCGGCGAGAACATCGCCAAGGAAGTCGTCGAACAGGACATGCCGGCGCGGGCTGGGGGATTCGAACTGGTTCCCGTGAACGCCCGACATGAACCCGCCCTTGCTGATCATGGGCTGAAGGCCGTTCGAGAATCGGGCACCGATACCGGCCAGAAGGCCGTGCAGGGAAGTCTGAATACGCATGATCTACTCCAGTTGCTGTTTGCTTAATGCTTCATCGGAGGTGCGGCGGGTGCCGCTGGTGCCGTCCCTGCTTCTCGCTTACCGAGGGCAAGGACGAACGCGAGGCCGCGAGCAAGCTCAAGCGGCGTGGTATCGCTGGTTTCGACGGTAACCTTGTGTTCCGCTTTCTCGGTAAACATGCCGAGATGCTTGCCAAGGTCGACCAGGGCGGCGCGTTTGTCGTAGAGCTTCAGCGTGATCCCGCCGTCGTCATCGACTTTGATCTGGTTGACCGCGGCCCACTGGCTCCGGCTGAGTTTCGAGCAGTCAATCGCAGGGGAGCCGTCCGGGCCGACTGAAGCGAAATCCTCCATGTTGGAGAATCCGAGCTTTGCCAGCTCATCGATGACCTTCTCGACCGTCACGCCTGCCTTTTCGGCGATAGCCTTCTGGCCCTTGGCGACAGCGGCGGCCACCTTAACATTCGTTAACAGACGTGATGCGATCTGCGGTGCCGTCTTCTCGCTGTAGCCAGCACGAATCGCGGCCTGAGTGGCGTTCAGGTCCTTCAGGTATTCGGCGACGAAACGCTGCTGCTTCGGATTGAGGGTCCATTGCCCGCGCAACGATAACCCCGCGCGGGTGGAACTATAGCCTCTGGTCCTTACTGGCTAGATGGCGCGTAGTGGCGAATCCGCGCTGGCTGAATGCGGCGCGGATCATCGGCGCGCGTGTATCCTCGACGAACTCCACCACAACGCCTTGGCGAGACGGGTCGATGTTGATCCCGATACCCATAAGCTTCTCAAGCCCGGCATCCCTGTCTGGTCGGCCTCCGATAATGGATACGCGGCCGATATCCTCCCACATTTCCGCCTCCATATCGATCCCAATGCAGATACTCTTAAGGGCGTCCTCAGCATTGATCGTGGCGGCGATATGTTTGATGAGCGCGACGGTGTCGAAAATGCTCATGCCGCCACCATAACAGGCCGTCGTGCGGTCCACGAGGTCCAATCCTCACCTGCCACTCGCATCCGCCGCCGCACGGGCCGCCCATGGTGACGCTGTCGAGCTGGCGGGATGGTGCATTCCTCGATCTCGATCAGCCCCCGCGCCTGCACCTCGCCCAGCACCACCCACACCTGCCGCCTCGGGATGCACGTCCACGACATGACCTCCCGCCGCGTCGGGCAGGGTTTCCCCACATGCGCCCGGATCATCATCAGGATCGCGTTGTCGAGCGGGCTGGTCGGATCGACGCGCGCCCTGTCCTCCCGGTATTCCGAGGCGGAAACGTTGGGGATCAGGGCGTTCGGTGCCTTCATGCGTCTTGCCTATGCGACGCGCGGCAGGGCGTTGCTCTGGAAGTACCGCGACCGGATGTCCCGCAGGTTCGCTTCGGTCAGGTGCTTGTCGACCACCTGCGTCGGCTTGATGTGCTTTGACACCTCGACATAGAAGCCGCCGGCTCGGGCGCAGTCGGCCCCTGTCGCCTCGCGCAACGTCTTGCCGTTCGGCAGCACTAGGTCGAGGAGCAGGACCTCGCGAAGTTTCTCCTTGATCGTGGCGAGCGCAGTCGCGGAGCGAGCCGCGCCTTCTGCCCTACCCCGTCTGATAGCCTCGCCGCGCGCCTCAGCAATTTCGGTCCGGCCGAATGCAAACCCATGTTTGACCTTGCAAGCCATGTAGGTTGCCGACATGCGATCGAAGTAGTCGCGGGCCAGCAGGTCGAGATAGGCCGGATCGGCGGCGATCTTCTTCCGAAAGTAGTCAAGCGCTTCTTTGCGGGTGCCTTCCGGCGCGTCGCATCAGGGCATCGCGGAACACGTCGAAGAGTGGCTTCGTCACAGGAGTGCCTCCAGTCCCTTAGTCTGCAGTTCACGTAACCAAGCGGACGGCGGCGGACTGGATCTCCCGCCGCCTTTTCCACCTCTCCCTGAAACGTTCTGGATCTTTCTCAAATTGTCTTCTCGCTTTTGCCCTTTCCTTCTCTGCGTAAAGCGCAGGATTTGCCTCCCGCATGCGCGCTCTGTACGCCTTCTCTTTGTTTCGTCTGTGCCGTCGCCCACACTCTTCGGTGCACCCCACTTTGGCTGAGGAACAGACATCCACTTCGAACTCGCCGCCGCAAATGATGCAGGATTTCGTCATCATTTGTTTCAACGCCACGCCTTTCGAAATGGGCGGTACTCGCTGCGGCGGCGGGCGGCAAATTGAGCGTGCTCGCCGGCCATCGAGGCCCCGGCACTCGACGGCATCACCGTGATTATCGTCCCGTGTGGATGTCGGCTCCCATTGGCCGGCGGTCGGTAAACTATCCATAGGACCCGCTCCTGC